TGCGAACCTCCGCGCCGCGATCTTGAAATATGCGGGCCACACTTCTGACTGCCGCTGGCGTGGCGGACACGATTGCACATGCGGGCTGGACGAACTTCGTTCATTTTGCCGTCAGTAAACAAAGGAGCATGGCGATGACGCTGACGCCAGAAGAAGCCCACGCGGTCAACCGGCTCATGGACCCCGAGCCGAAAACCGATCCCCTTCGTCGGTACGTCGCGCTCTACCGGACGAAGGCGGCGGGCGTGCATCTTGGTCACATCGCCCACGACACTCAACTTGCGGCTTGGACTATCCGGCGCGGGCCGAACACACCGGCAGATTTGGAAATTCTCGACGTGATCGAGGTTCGGGCGTCCGAGCCTCGGAAATAAAAGGAGGCCGGAATGACTGGCGAGAGATTGCCCGACGAATTGATGAAGTCGCTTATGCCTGCGGCGAAGTACGAGGCATGGAAGCGGCAGGAGGAAGCGAGCCGGGAGTTCTGGCGCACCCTCCAAGGACCGGCGCAGCGCCCCCTCGGCTCGAATGCTGACGAGTGGCACCTGTTCCTTGCCGAGAACAAGGATGCTCCTGGCTATCTCGCGGTGCAGATCGCAGAGGCCATCGAACAAGCCGAGCGGCGCGGGCCTGTGGCCGCTCAGATTATCCACAGGCCCTAAACAAGGCAGGAGAATTTTATGCACTGGCGCGATCTGAGCCCGCAACAGCAGAAAGCACTCGCCAGGATCGGCCGGCGCGAGCGTGCGTCTGCGTATGAACTTCGGTGCAGCATCGCGACGCTCTGCGCACTGGAGCGGCGACGGTTGATCCGGGTGGAAACTACGCTCGGGAGCATCGCGTTCCCGCGCAACGCAAAAGCGGAACTGAGAGACGCTGGCCGCGAATTGCTCGCGGCTCGCCAGTAGATAAAGGAGACTGACATGGGATTTATGCGACGGTTAAAAGTCGGTCGCATCTACGAATGGAAGCGGTGCTTCCTGTTGGTCGGTGCCGACATTTTCAACTATTGCCACGGCCTGACGTTCGGATGGGGTCCGCGCCTCGACGCCAAGGAAGGCGAGACACGATGGCGTAATGTGTGGAGGATCGACGTTCGGTCCCCGATCACTGTTCGCAAAGTCCACTAACAGGAAACGAGACTGACGTGACGCCTCAGCGGCAGTTGGTCCAATCGCATGCTCCGGGACAGGGCGCGGTCGGGGATTGCTACCGCACCTGCATTGCGACCATTCTCGACCTTCACCCGTCCGATGTTCCTCACTTCATCGGGGATACTTGGCACGAGGACAAGAGCGCGACCGAGTCGGCGGTGAACTCATGGCTCAACGAGCGCGGGTTGGCGAAAGCGTATTTCCCATTCCCGTCCGATTGCGATCTCGAATACGTACTCAAATTCAGCAAGAACCTTTGCCCTGGTGTTCCGATGATCCTCTCTGCTAAACATGGAGACCTTCACCACGCGACGGTCATCATGGACGGGAAACTGGTTTGCGATCCGCAAGGTAGATGCGACGAGCGCGGGACCGGCCTGGTGCCGTGCGATGATGGCATGTATTGGGTCGAAGTTATCTCAGTGGGGCATAGGCCCCGCACAATGATTTAGAGGAAAAGGAGGGCAGGAACCGTGTTCATTCCGTCCGAAGATTTTGGCGTCAATCTCGTCCACAATACTCCTGATGGAGAGTTGCACGCGAAGCGAAACTTCGAACTCTGCCGCGCCATCGACACGACCAAGCTCGGCATTGTGCTGGCTGATATGGTCAAGACGGGCCACATATCAAAACGTCAGGCAGAAAATTTCGACACCCTCGCGTCGTCCCTACTGGCGACGATCCTCGCCGAGAACCACCGCTCGTTTATCGGCTCTCCGGTCCAATCGACCGCTTCGACTGTTCGCCGATATGGCGTCGAGGCGACCGATTTGTCCACCGACCCCGTTTCTCGATAAGGAGGCCGGAATGGCTGGCGAGAGATTGCCCGACGAATTGATGAAGTCGCTAATGCCGCCCGCGCGGTACGAGGCATGGAAGCGGCAGGAGGAAGCGAGCCGCGAGTTCTGGCGCACGCTCCAAGGACCGGCGCAACGTCCGCTCGGCTCGAATGCTGATGAGTGGTTGCTGTTCCTGTCGGAGAACAAAGACGCGCTCCCATATCTTGCGGTGCAGATTGCGGAGGCCATCGAACAAGCCGAGCGGCGCGGATCGTCCGCAGCCCTTCCAACTTAGGAGACTTGGCTGTGACCGCCGCGCCTAAATGCGCTCCGCTTCCATCCGTGACGCCCTGCCATGGGTATCGCGTGCTGCTGGCAAAGGCGCAGGCGGCGGTCGCTGAACGCGATCTGGCGCGAGGTCGGATCATTGGTCTTGAGGCGCAGCTAGAGACGGCGCGTGCGCGGGTGAATGTTAATCACGATGCCCTCGTTACCGAAATTGCACGTCTGCGCGCCGAATTGTCGGCGTGCCAGGAAGCGTTACTTCAGGCCGTTCGTTTGGCCACGATGAAAACATAGGAGGCCGGTCATGCTGACCAAGGCCAAAGTCGCACGGAACGCCGCAGACCCTCATTCCTGGAATGTAGAGCAGTTCGACGACGACGGCAGTTGCCTGATGGCTGTCTTTTCGGGCCCCGATGCGGAAGCGCGCGCTCGTGAGTATGCGGATTTCAGGAATAAGGTTGAGTAGGTGCGACAACGGCCACTGGGCGGAAAGGATAATTCCGGGTGTCTCGCTCCGGTGCGACAGAGCTAAGTCTAGGCGTGGACATGGACTTGCAGCCCCGTCGCTACTCGCATCACCAGCCTTGCACGCGCTTCCTTTCGGCAACGAGCTGCGCACAATAGGCGTCGAACTCCCGCGGCTTCATCCCGTCTTGGATTGTGCGCTCTCTGCGGTGCTTCTTCCGTGTCGCACGAAGCGAATCAATCATGTTGCCGGCGAGCCACTTCCAAGCGGCCTCAATGCCAGATTCCTTCGCGATGTACGGGAAGTACGTCACGTATGAATTGTCCTGGAAGAACTCGCCATGCGATCGGTACTGAGCGAACGCTTTATGCAAGCGCCGTTCCTCCTCTCGGCCGCCGGGGAATGTAAACATCACAAGCGGCGGCATAGGAGAATGGCCCGTCAGTGCCCTTAAACGCTCCTCCAAGTTGGTGGTAATTCCGATCTTTATCCAGCCGCCCATTCGCACGAAATACACGACCGAATCCGTTTTACAGTCAGCCGTGATGTTCCGGCTTGGTTCACGCTTATTTGTGCTTTCGCTGGAAATCGGTTTCATAGCAGAATCAATCCGATAGGGTCATTTAGCCACTCTAAATGATCTCATCACGTTATCCGTAACGTGTTGAGATTACTAGTTTAATGTTTTCCGTTTCCCAGTCGTTTTACAGTTTTGTTCTTAGAGCGTTCCGCCAGCGATATAAGCGCAGCCTTGCCGTTGGCTTTCTTATCTGCGAATCGGCAATAGCGTTCGATCATCTGCAATGACATGCCGATGATGTCGCTGATCTGCGCTGTGCTCAATCCTGCTTGCCGCAATCGCACAACGGCCGTTGCTCGGAGCCCGTGCAGCGTCACGCCTTTTAATTCTGGAATCTTCTCTGCCTGCTGCGTGAAGTGCAGCCAGAATAGTTTTCGGTCGTATTGCTTCCCGGTGTGCTGGCGCAGGAATGGACCGGGCGACTTCTCCCATGTCAGCATTTCAGCGTGCAGTTCGGGAACGATCGGGCACCAGACTTGAACGCCGGTCTTTTTCTGACCAAGTGCGAATCCGCCATCGTCAATGTGCGTCCAGCCGAGTCGCACGATGTCAGACCCGCGCTGGCCCGTGTAGAGCATTAGCATAATCCCGCGCCGGACCATGCCCGTGAGTTTTCCGATCGCATCGATCTGGGCGTCCGTCCAAGGCTTGTGGCCGCTTTGAATCTTGTACCGCTTTACGCCCTCGATTAGCGAAGCGGGGATTTTGTCGCGCGCACGCGCCCATGCCGAAAGAGCTCGCATAGTTCCGAGAAATTCGTTTGCCTTGCCGGGCAGGGCGGCAAATCCGTCCATGACAGCTTGGACGTGCCCCGGCCGCAAGCCGTCTGCCGGTAGGTTTCCCCACGCCGTGCGGGCGATTTTGAGCATCCGCCGATAGCGGTACTGCGTTCCCTCAGAGAGCAGCGCAAAACCCTCCCACGTCTCGTAGGAGTCGATTAGCGCATTGACGGTATCGACATGGGTATAGCCAGAGACGCCTTGCGCCTGCCGGATGGCCTGCCAGAATTCGGGTGTGCGGGGATCGTCGGGGATCCGGACTCGCGGGCCAGGATTGTCGCTCCCGCGGCCCGCCTGGTAGTAGAAATACTCGCGGCCTCGGGAAATGACCTTGTGAACGCCTTTAGGCAGGTCCACGGCGTTTTTCCGTGATCTTGGTGACATTGGTGGCCCCCGCCATGAAGGGATCGGCTAGGGCATTGTCCGTGCCGTCTTTCAGGGAGGCAAGGGCGGCATCCACATCTTTCCAGCACCATCGCACACAGCCAGCCGATAACTTAACGGGCTTGGGCAGCACCCCACGGCGCACCATCTCGTCAACCGTGGTCTCGCAAATGTCGAGCTCGGCGGCCAAGGCCGAGCGGCTGAGATACGAGGCAGGTCTAGCGGCCTCTATGTGCCGCTTGATGGAGGCTTGAGTTGCTGGAGCGCGGGAGGTCATGAGTTAATTCAGGATGGCGGAGCGGACGGGAGAGGGTCATCGGTCATCGTTCGGCCGCGGACTTTGATTTGCGCTTTTTGCTGGATACCGCTGCCTGCCGCCGCTCCATTGACTTCTCGATCATGCGCCAAGGGATCGTGAAAGCGGGCCATGCGAGCAGCAGATTGCCCTTCGCGTCTCTCGGTTGGAAGATGCAACACAATCCACGAGCCTCCTCGTAATACCAAAAGTGCTTATTCACGTCCTGCGGCGAGAGCGAGTAGCCGCTTCCGCTGATTTGTTCTTTTGCCATTTCTCTATCCTCTCTTACCGAAGGAAGAATCCTAGATGTAGGGCGGGAATAGTCTATTTTAATTCATGCAACCCGGAGCGCGTGGGAGAGGCAGCATCGGTCAACGGTCCGCTGCGGAGTTTGATTTCCGCGCGCGCATGAGTTCAAGCAGCCGCTGAACCTGCGGCGAGTGCCCCTTGCGGCTTTTAGCAGATGCCTTTGGCTTGCTTTTTGGCATTCCCCATTGTGCATCCACATAGCGGGCACCCATGTGCGCAAAATTGAATTCTTCATCATATCTAAACTCGAATGCCAGATCGCGGTCAGAGCACGGTTTTTTGGTCCTAGGCTGCGACAGTGCCCATTCCTTGCGGAACCGAATTCGTCCCTCAAGAAGCAAGTAACTCGCATTTGGAGCAGCCAACATTTCAAAAGTGGGGCGTTTCATTTGTGAGCGTGTCTGCGATGGTAAGCCCATCTGTTCCGGCGATTGGAGCATCGATGGACAGTGGCCCAAACTTGTCGGGGAACATCTTTCGATACTCAGTAAGATATAATTTCGACGCAGATTTCAATTCTGAGAATTTGATTGTCCCCTCTAAAACGGCGACCATTAAATCCTGGCACACATCGTTTCTAATAAAGTCAGGCAGACCGGTTGGCACAACTCGATCAACGGACGCCATCAGGTCTGTCGCTGAGTTAAGAGCGGATGCAGAAATCCCCTTACGCACATTGGTTGGAAGAATATCAGCCCTAGAAATCGCCTCAATTTGTCTGGCGCGCCAAACAGGATCGGCCCAAAGCGCCTTCATGCGCGCCGATGTAGCGGCCCGCGACTCGGGGGACGATTGATAGATTCGAAGTGCCTCTAGCGTAGTGGCGCGGAACGCCTCATCTTCTCGCCATCGCTGTAGCATTCTCGCTCGATTGCGTTCGCGCAGTTCCGGGTTATTCCGCTGTGCATTTGCAGCTGTATATTTTGCCCGCATAGTCGGGTCATTCCACCGCTCACTTAGGAGCAGTGAAAACACGGCGCGAGCCTCTGGCGAGGTTTTTGATCTTCGGATGCCTTCAACTGTTTTTCGTCTGTACTCTGGGTCGTTTGCCCATTGCTCAATGCGGAGCCGAGAATAGAATGCGCGCTTTTCCGGGGTTCCCTGCGCTCGTTGGATGGCCCTAGACATCTTCTTTCGCGTCTTTGGGGAAGACCACATTTCTTTATTGCGCTTTGATAGCTTCTCTCGCTCTCCCTCACGCGCCCATCGTCTATTATTCACCTCTGTCGAGCGCTTGCGGGATTCGGGGGACCGTCTGGCAACAGTGATAGAAGCGCGACGTTTTGCGCTCTTGCCGGGGTCCTTCCATGCCAATGCTACAGCGCACGAACGCGAGCAAGAACGACGCGGCTTGGCCCAGCTCGCCGGGACAAATGGTTTCCCGCAATTTTCGCATGCCAAATGTGGGCTATCCATTTTATTACTCATTCCCTCTCCCACTTAAGGGCCTCTCTTACTGATGGAAGAACGACGCTCCGCAGCGTGACTAGTCCAAATCTCTATAACGGGGGAGGGGAGAGTCATCGTTCTCTGCTCGCGTAGACTGGAGTGCCGTCAAAGCGTCTCCATGCTCGAATTGATCGCGATTTCTTCACCCCAAGATGCGCTTTCCTCACGCGGTCATTCTTGGCCTTTATCGCCCGGTCCATCTTCGTCTTTTTGCGATGCTCCAGAACAAGCGCCGGAGCCATATTCGACTCTCTATGCTCGCCGCCGTTGCAAAGAGCTTTGACGTGCTCCAACTCCCATTTCTCGCCCGGCCTGATTTTACGGCCTGAGATATGGCAGACACCGCCATGGCGCTCAAAAACGCGCAGGCGAACGCGCGGAGGCACCGGGTCATCATCGCTCCGACCAATCCATTCTTCGGTCGATCTCACAGCTTCATTTCCGCTCGTTTGGTCGCCTCTGCGCTGCTCCACTCTTGGAAGCGCATGCGTATCCATTCCACTTTGACCTTGAGGAAGTTCGCTTCCTTGCGGGCTGTCACCATCTGCTCGACGTATTGCTTCCATTCCGCAGATGCCTTTACTTCCATTTCCGCGCGAGAAACCGGCTTGTCGCCAAAGGCGGTCATGCGTTCGGCTAGGACGGCGCTCTTGGTTTCCTCCAAGAGATTTGCCGCGGAATCGGCCTCAACCCATGCCTTCGCGGCAAGCCGGAATTGCTCGGATAGCGTCTCGGTCATGCGGCTTCCGTCTTCGCCTCGTCAGCAAGGAACGGTATTTCGTCGTCCATCTCGGTCTTCGCGATCGCGGGCGGGGCGTACTTCGACGGCTTGCCTTCCAACTCCTCGTGCAGCGTGTCGTAGCCCGTGCGGAGTTGGCCGAGCGGCATGACCTCCTCCATTTCGGTCCATGACGCGCCGAAGTGCTTGCGGATGAGTTGGGCCTTGCGCTGTTTGTCAGGACCGGACTGGCCGGGAATATGGAGCACAAGCAATGTCTGGATTTCATCGATGACGATTTTGCGCTGGACCGGCGACCAATCCTTGCGCTCTGTCGCGATGGCGTGCTCGCTCGTGCGGGTCACATCAACGCCCAGGTGCTCGCCCCCGAGATTGAGCATGGCGACGTGCGGCTGGAAGCTGGCAAAGCTCGGGTTTTGAAATTCCTTGCCGTCCAGGAGGGTGGACCGATCCTTGAGCACGGTCGCGGTGCGCCACGTCCGCGCCACGCTGCTGCCGTCCATCTCCTGGTGGCGCTCCATGAGCACGAGCAAAGACGGCTCGTATCCCATTTCGCCTTCGGCCTTCATTTTGATGCCGGTCTTTTCGAGTTCCTTCTTGCCGTCGTCGTTCTCGAAATAGTCGTACTCGTACCCGGCGCGGCCCGCGATAATCATATGGAGCTTGGAGTTGATGAAGGCGTCGGTAAACTTGCCCCACTCGCCTTTGAGGTAGCCCCAATCCTGGAATTGCAGCCGGTATGTCGGCATGTTCCTCTGTTTGGCCTTCTTCCCCTGGTAGGAGTCGCACAGTTCTTTCCAGAAATGAGAGACGGAATCGACCAAGAGGATAGAGCCTTCCTTCTCAGCCTCCCGAACGGCCACTAGCAGATCGGAAAATGCCCGCGTCTTGGCGACGAAAAGTTCAATTCCTGCTTTGTCGAAATCCGGCTTGATCCAGTCCGAGCCGGTTTCCGTATCGAGGAAAAACGCTGGCTTGTTGGCGTATTCAATGCCGCGCTCGCGCATATATTGGATGAGGCCAATCGTGGTCAGCGCGGATGTTTTCGTTTTGCCAGACCCGGCAAAGCCGAGCAGTCCCATTTTGAGATAGGCTGAGGTCACTTCGGCCCTCTTGAACAAGCTCATTTCGATACTCCTTCGGTTACGCGGTTGGATTTCAGTTCGGTCTTTGCAAGCTTCACAGCCAGCAAGGCTTCCGTGAGCGCCAGTTCGGCATTCTCGATGGCTTCCTCTGCGGCAGTCCCGTATTCGGGAAGGCCCGCAACGCGGCGCACATAGCGCGTGATGCTCTCGGCATCGGCGCGGACGTGTTCGGACTTGCGGCGCGTGCCTTCCAAGAAAATGTCCATGTCAGGGCCTATAAACTTCCGTTGCTGCATCTAGATCACCGTCTGCGATGGCGGCGAATGTCGCTTCCTCATTCAATTCTCTCATCATTAGCGACTTCAACCGGCCGAATACCCGTGGCGCTTCTGCGAACTTGCGCTTTGCCATGAGCAGCGCATATTCGGCCTGGAGCAGCACGATTTGCTCGCGGCGGGTCATGGCGATTCCCTCTCAGCGAGAGGCATTCCGCTGAATACGATCCGCAGCACAATCCAGAACAGAAACCCAATGAACGCCAACGCTACTGTTACTGCGATCAGTGATCCGAGCATTTGCGTCTCCGATTGAGTGCCAAGCGATTCCGCACGCAAGGAGCAACGCAACTGATACTGTGGCGACAGCTTCGGGTAGGTAGGTGGTGGGGCGGCTCATGCGGCTTTCTCCACGACCCATTTCTTGACCGGCAATGGCATGTCGCACAGTGCCTCGACATAGACCGCGCCGCGCTCAGTCACTCGATAACCTGACGGCGCTGCGGTGGCCGTTTCCAATAGTTCAAAACTGATTAGTTGCGCCCGCTGGTTTTCGACCGCTATCGATTTCGCGTGAGCGGGGTCATGCTCGGCATATGGCGCATTGATGGCGTAGTAGTGCAGCATCATGCGGAGTTGGAGCGGGGTCATGATTCAATCCCACCCGTGGCAGCCGCAGTAGTGCCCGTCGCGCTCGGACGGACCTCGCGGTGTGAACCCGCCGACCATGCACCTAATGCGTTTCTCGTCGTGGGCAACCTTGAGGTAGCCGCACTTGCAGTAGTCCGTTGCCCAACGTGAGCCGGGGCCGCGATATTCAAAGAACGCGAGTTTTTCGGGGTCGGACGGCTCGACGGCATGCTCTTTCGGCAAATAGGTGCATTCCGCCATGCGCCCAGAGAGATCGGGCGGTGCATCCGCCAATTCGATGCAGCTGTGTATCGAGCACGATGGGATGGGCGGATCAAACTTAACACCGCCTTTGGATGAGCAGACGGCGTTCGCCGCGCATCCACACTTCATCATTGGGTGCGTGTCCATCATTCGATCTCCGTGTAAGCAACGATCTTCCCGCAGACCGCGATCATGTCGCCGTCCTCAGTCTCGATGCACTCCACGTCGTCTTCATCGCAGCCGAAGTGCTCTTTGACGTGATCGACAATCCAGCCCCATTGGTTGCGGGCGTTCACGCCGTCTGCGCAGTAGATGTTCTGTGCGATCTCTCTGCCGCCGAGGACGTGAATTGAAATGCGCGGCGGGGCTTTGACGACCGGCGCGGGCTTGGGGTCGAACAGCTTGAAAAGGCCCTCCAACATTTGCCCGTATTGCAGGGCGCGCTCTAGGTCGCGCTGTGCCATTTGTTCGAGAGTGATTGGCTTGTTCATGTGAGCCCCTCCCATTTTGAAAGTCAGCATCGGTCAACGTTCGCCAGTGGCTTTGGCGGCGTCTTCGTCGAACATTTTCCGCATCACGTCCCACGCCTCATTGAAGCCGACTACCGAGTCGTCCTCGCCTTGCCTCATTTCGCAGAGGTAGTTGTTGAGACGAATTTCCAGTCGCTCGCGGATGCGCTTCGCCGCATCTTCGACCTTATGCAGCCGCTCGATCTCGTCGGCAGTTTCGACGAACCCGCGCTCGCGCAGGTAAGCCAAATCTTCGGATGTGTGGCGCAACGCGCCCTCTCCCGCCTGCGGACGTTTCGTACTGATGGAAGAAGCCTGTTCCGCAGCGTGACTAGTCATCCTCATCTCCCCATTCCCGCCCGCTCGGGGCGTCATCGAATGTGGGGAGAATAAGACAACATTTTGTTGGGCACGTCAACAACAAAATGTTGTCACGTTCCAGAAAAAAATGTGCGCTCAGATCAGGGGGAGATTCGATGGCCCAGATAGCGGCCCAGGACGATGCACGGGCGCTCGACCGCATGGAAGGTCGCCCACGACGCCAAAAACGAGCCAGCGACGCCGACAAAGGCGCTGAGCGGCATTGCAAAGCCGGTCGCCTGCATGATCCGGTAGCCGATGATCGGATGCAGCAGATACCAGCTATACGACACGCGCCCGGCCAATTCTAACGGTGGATAACTCGGCCGATAGCGCAGGGCGCCCACAAGCCCGAGGACACAGGCCCCGGAAACGACCGGCAGGTAAGGCAAAATCCGCCCGCTCGCCAGGCAGACAACAATCGCGGAGACCACGACCACCCAGCCCCGCAGTTCCTTGGCCCGAAACGCGCCGATCTGGAAACCGAGCAGGCAAAAAGCCAAGTAAAACGGGGCTTTGCTCGGCAGAACGATGGACAGCGCCCAGACCACAGGGGCAAACGCTACCCCCCAGCGCGCCAGCAAAAGCAGGGGCACCAGCGCGTAGAACAGGACTTCGATGTAGAGCGTCCAGAAGACCCCGGACATGCGCGGCAGATGGAAGGCCGGCGCCACAAACACCGCATTGGCCGCGGTGGTCCCCAGTGGCCATTTTTCCAAGGCGACCAGAAGCGCAAGGCAGGCCCAATACATTGGCGCAATGCGGAAAAACCGCCTCAATGCGAAGGTTCGAGGCTCATAGACCTCGTGCATCAGGTATCCGGAGAGCAGGAAAAACAGGATCACGCCGCCGTTGGCGCAGCTCAGAGAAGCCCAGACCGGGAGATCCGACGCGAAAAAATGGCTGATCAGGACCAGCACGATCGCCACGCCCCGCAGCAGATCTAGGCTCGGCAGATGCGACTTCATCGACGGTTGGGAGGGGGCGGCAGCGTCCCGGTGACGAGGTAATCCGCGGACACCTCGAGCTCGCTTAGAATGTTGTTGAGATCGGCAATCCCCGGTTCCGTCTCGCCCCGTTCCCATCGCCGGTAGGTTTCCGGTTCCACGCTGATGGCTTTGGCCATCTGGATCGACGTTTCGTAATAGCGGCGCCGCGCCATTTTCAGACGTTCGGCGAACTGCCGGCGCACCTCCACTTTCGACGGGCGGGAACCCTTGGCCATGCCGGGAGAGTCCCCAACAATAGGTTCCGATACCAGCAACATTGCGTTGTTGACATGCCCAACAAAATGTTGTCCTGTATTGGACACCATGAAGTTATCTGAATATCTCACCGCGAACGACATCGGCGTGCCGGACTTCGCACGGAAAATCCGAGTTACTCCGCAGTGCGTACGCCTCTACATCGAAGGCAAACGCACGCCTCGGCCCGCGCAAATGCAGGCCATTTTCACGGAGACGGCTGGCGCAGTCACAGCCAACGACTTCTTCCTCATGGAAGGAGCCGCTTAATGCTCGCGCAGCGCCTTCCTGAACTTTCCCACATCCAGGAACTCGGCCGCGATCTGCTGACAGCGCAGGCCAAGCCGCATCAAAGTTTCCGGCGAGTAATGCGCGGTGCATTCGATGCGGTCCATGTTCCCACGATGGGAAGCGAAATAGAGCCGGATCATCCCGTCTCCGGCGTCCTCGTATCGGATGATGTCGTTGATCTGATAGTCCGGCTCCGCGCCAGTCTCGAAAATCTCCCTTTCGGGTCGTTTCTCCAGGGCAGCCATAGCGAGCACCCCACTGTTTTGTGCGCAACAGTAGGCTATGACCGATATTCGGCACGCGCGACAGCACCGGGGTACCAAACTTCCGACAATTTGACGCATCGCGGGTATTATTATGCAACCTCTGATGCTTACCGCACCCGCGAAGCGTTAACCTTGATCTCACATTCCCGTTACGGGTTTGTTGCGTCGCATCTTGTGAGTTCCTCCCCAGACTGCGGGCCGACTGTACGAACGCAACACACAGTCGGCCCGCTCTTTCTGGCAGGGGGAGCCAGAATTGAAATTCAGAGTTCGTGCGGCGGCGTGGAAAGCCAGACACGCAAAGCTGGAAATATGCCCGGTTCAGTTCCGGGGGAGGAAATGTGTTCGTCCGCTTCCAGGCTCGTGCGGACGGCAGCGCGAGGGACGGCCATACAGTCCTGCGCCGGCGTAGCGACCGGCCCGCACGATTCAGTTCTGTTGTGTCATGGGCTGGGGAGCTCGTCATGCGTACACCTTATGAGGATCGGCTTGCCGAGGCGACGATTAGCCAACGCAAGCTTCTGCAAGGCGCTGCAACTCTTTGCAGTGTTACAAATTTCTCTAAATGTTGCAGGGCCTTATGGCCGTACAAAACGGCCGAGCACCTGGCCGCGGCCGCTGGATGCAGCATTCGCGCGGCGGCCTATCAAATCTCAGGCGAGCAGGAGCCTTCGCTGCGCTCCGCTCAAGCCGTCTTCAACAAAATGCTCGAACGCGAATAGCGAACTTCCTCCCACGGCTCCCCCGCATCACCCGCGCTGTGGGCTATCACCCCGTTCCCGGCACGGGTGGGAGAAAGCCGGGGACTATTCACGCTGCGGTCTCAGGCCCGCACCATCAGTAAGCACAAATCTCAAATGGGAGAGGCGGCATGACGGTGCCGGGGACAGATTTCGGAAACTATCTAGGAGCCAGACATGGCGGACATTGGACAGCCCTTGCGCAGGCACAGAGTAGTGCCGCTCAACAGGCCCATCTCTCCAACTTGGGAGCCTTCGGCTCCGGTTACAGCGCCCTCGCGGCCCGCCGACCAGCCATCAAAGACGCCGGAATCCGAACCGGCGAAATAATTGCTTTTCGCGCTTGGATTTGGTCACGCGGTCTTCTGCGCAGCATGGCTGCCGATTTTGCGTGGATGCCCGGCGAGGTCGTGCAAGGCGTGCCGAGCACTGGCCTCGGGGTTCACGCATTTAAGACCTTGGGCGATGCGGTCGGTCAATACTCGGCATTCGCGAGCAACGGCACGGTTGTCGTGTTCGGAACCGTTGCGCTTTGGGGCGAAGTGATAGAGCACGAGAAAGGCTACCGCGCTGAGTTCGGAGCCATTGAGTCCATCGTTATGACGACGGCGGGGGAGAGAAAGCCCCGCAAATGGCAATTCTGGCGCAGGCCGCGGAATGTTCTTAGCGAAATTCGCTTCACCTACGGCCTGGGAACGCAAAATTGAAATCACTCGCCATGACCCCGCATCGCAAGCAATTCCTGATCGGCATTGCCCTGGCGGTTGGCGTCAGTCTTTTCGGCTGCGCAGGCTCGCAGGCAAGGCCTCTGCATCATCGGAAAGCGCCTGCACATCGTTTCGTTCCGCGCGATGCGAATGGAAATACGGTTGTCGCCAGTCGGCCGGAAGGCTGCCCGCACGCTTTCTGCGGTTGCGAGGCGTCTCTGTTCCTGTTCGGCAGGATATTCCCCGATCTGAATCTGGCGGCGAACTGGCTGCGCAAATTCCCGCACGCCAAGCCCGCCCCGCGCATGGTCGCAGCTCGCAATCATCACGTCATGGTTTTGCTTCGCCACATCAAGGGCAAGCTCTGGTTCGTGCATGACGGCAATTCGGGCGGCCACAAGACGCGCGAGCATGTGCGCTCGATAGCTGGCTTCAAGATTGTCGATCCTTCACCGCGTCTGGCGAACTCCGGCCAATACGCAATGACGGAATAGGGGCAGATCATGGCGCATCTTATCAACCTAAAAGCCGAATGGGATCATTGCTCGCAGACCTACGGCGGTGAGCCCACATGGGAGCAATGGTATCGATGGTGCCTCGAATTACTGCGCGGCGAGCGCAAACCGCAATGACGGGATAGGGGATCGCCATGACCATCGCAAAGACGGTTCAGGTCGAAAAGAACTTGCCCGACTGGTTCATGGAAATGTTCTGCGAGTTCGATTGGCTGCGGCAGGTTTGGATCGTCTGCCCAGAGAAATTGGCGAAATAAGCGACCACTGTACCTCCCTGCGTCTCAAGCCGCCTGAGCGAGAGCGGCAACTGTAAGAATGTAATGCGTCTGCGCGACGGGTGGGGCGCGCAAACGATGGCCCAACACATACGCGAAGCAGCGGCGAGCCTGGAGGCTTACCGCGCCAAGACGGCCATTAATCTCACCGCTGAAAAAGCGGGCGAGATTTTGCGTGGACGCGTTGCCGCGAACGTGACGGCTTTGTCCTGCTTTGAAGGGCACATGGCCGCGCTCGCCTATGTCAATGAACTCATGAAATCGGGCGTCGTTCCGAGCTACAAGCCGAAATTGGAGTTGGTCGTTTCAAACACGGCCGAGGTCGTGAAATAATGCCAAAAGGAATGCCCGGCTGTGAAGCCCGTAAGCTCTTGCGGTACCGCAAGGAAGCGTTTTTGCGCCAGAAAGGCGCTTGCTATTGGTGTGGTGGTCAAATGGTCGCGTCAAATGGCGCGCGCACCGATGACCGCAATCCGCGCCTTTGCACGGCAGAGCACTTGGTACCGCGCCATGCGGGCGGGATTACCGAGCCGTCGAATATCGTTGCTGCGTGCAAAAAGTGCAATTGCGAACGGCATCCTGAGTTTAACGGATACAAACAAAACGCCGCAGAGATCATCAGTGCATGAGCATCGCGCTGTTTCAGTGCGATTCCTGTCACGCGATAGACGAGCAGACTTCGGAAGGCCAGCGGTACTGCAAATTCTGTTTAGAGCGCCAACGTAAATACGCAGAGAAGCACAGGGGTAATGCATGAGTTACGTGGAAGCCATTGAATATCAGTCGCCGATGCAAATACAGGCGCACCGGGAGCGCATAGAGCGGCTTCGCAGATTGGGGTCTCATACCGTACCGGACCACGGCATTAGCCTCCAGAGACCGACATTTGGTGTTGACGGCCCTACGGCGAAGGCCCTCAGGGAAAAAGAACGCAAAGAACGCGCGGAGCAACAGGAACGCGACCGTAGCCGAGAAATCCGACTTGCTGAAATGCGCCAGACGCCGCTCGCGACTTACGAAAACGACACCCGCATTGCCGCCGATCCAGGTGAAAAAAGATGCATTCCCATCAGGGAAATACAATCCGCGTTTTGCGCTGTTGCCGGCATTAGACGCATGGATCTGATCTCGCAGCGGCGCTCGATGGACATCGTGGTTCCGCGCCAGCTCTGCATGATGCTGTGCAGGGCACTCACCCTCGAAAGTCTTCCGGGCATTGGCCGGCACTTTTCCGACAGGGACCATACGACCGTTCTCAACGCGCTGCGCAAGATGAAGCCGGTTGAAGACGCCGTGCGCGCCAGGCTGCCGCCGGACGCGACCTTGCTGCAATGGGTGAATGAGGCACTGGCGGTCTATCGGGAATTTCCGAAGGGTGAACTCAAAGGAAGGAATCGGAGGTCGCATGACTGAAATTGGAGACAACAGCCGCGAACAACTCAAGTCGATTATAGAGCGCGTCGAACGGCTTGAGGAGGAGAAGAAGGCGACCGTGGACGATATTCGCGATGTCTACACCGAGGCCAAAAGCAACGGCTTCGACGTGAAGGCGTTGCGCGCGATTGTCCGCATGCGAAAGATGGATGCCGACGAGCGGCGCGAGCAGGAAGCCGTGCTCGAAACCTACATGCACGCCATCGGCATGTTGCAGTAACCCGCCGCGTATCCGTAACACATGACCGCCGGGGTGCTCTAGTGAGCCGCCGATCCCTGTCTAAGCGCTTGCGCTTTGAAGTTTTCAAGCGGGATGGATTCGCCTGCCAATACTGCGGCGCCCATCCGCCCGATGTATTGCTCGAGGCTGACCATATCACCCCTGTCGCGGCAGGCGGCGAGGATTCGCTCGAGAACCTCGTCACGGCCTGCCAAGACTGTAACCGTGGCAAGGGAGCCGTCCCGCTTTCAGTGGTCCCCAAGAGCCTTGCCGAGAAGGCGCTGGAGATCGAGGAGCGGGAAGCGCAGCTCGAGGGATACCGCAAGATCGTAGAAGCGCATCTCGAGCGTATCGAACGAGATGCGTGGCAGGTGGCCGATATCCTGTTTCCGGGCTGCTCCAAGGACGGCTTGCGCCGGGATTGGTTCAAGTCGATCAAGACATTCAACACGCGCCTGCCGCTACATGAGGTCAAGGATGCGGCAGAAATTGCCATGTGCCGGCACGGCCTGCGGAGCGACTACCAACTGTTCAAATACTTCTGCGGCGTGTGCTGGAAAAAGATCAGAGACGGGGTGCAATAATGGCCCGAATCCGCACCATCAAGCCCGAATTCCCGCAATCGGAGAGCGTTGGGCGTCTGTCTCGAGACGCACGCCTTCTGTTTATCCAGATGTGGACCGTTTCCGATGACGAGGGGAGACTTCGCGGGGCCTCGCGAATGCTCGCGAGCCTTCTATACCCCTACGACGACGAGGCGCGCAGCCTTATCGATGGCTGGATTGACGAGCTTGAGCAGGAGCGATGCATTCAACGCTACTCGGTAGATGGGGCACAATACATCGTTATCCTTAACTGGTTGACGCATCAGAAGATTGACAAGCCGAGTAAGTCGCGACTGCCGGCACCACCTCAAAATTCTCGAAGCCTCGCGAAGCCTCGCGAACATTCGTCTGCGGACCTAGGAAGGGACCAGGACCAAGGAGAGGACCTGTACCCGGACCGCTCGAGCGCGAGCGAGGATGATTTTGGTCCGAATGCCTCTCCCATCATGGCGAAGGCCATCAGCCTGGCGCTTGCACCAAAGCTTTTCGATGAGTTCTTAGCCGCCTATCCGAAACGGGGAGGGGCCAACCCCAGAGAGCCGGCGCGAAAGGCATTCTCCGACGCTCTCTCGAGCGGGATCGAGGCGGACGAGATTATTGGGAGCGCTCGAGCCTATGCACTCGAGCTCGAGAAAACTGGGAAAATAGGGACGCAGTACGTCGCTAAGGCTGAAACTTGGCTACTCGAGAGGCGATGGGTTGATTACCGGCCAAGCCCCGGAGATCAGGAGCGCCAAGCTGCCCTCGAGCGGAACATGCTTGCTCGAGGCTACCGCTGGATCGGCGGGAAATGGTCGAAGGAAGGGGAGGCCGCATGATGAGCGAATTTGACGATTTGGAGGAGACCGACCTTCATTCAAGCAAAGAGGGTGCTTCTGCGCGCCGTTCCCGCTGCGCCGGTAAGCGGTTGAAAACGGCCCGTCAAAAGACTTTTGAACGACCTTTGTGGAAGCGTCAGCTCTCGCGCGCGAAAGCAGCCGAGACACGAAAGCAGAGGCCATAAATGCCAAGGGCAAAGCGAACAGAGGAATGACATGGGAATGGCAAAGCGCAAAAATCGACTTGTGTATGTGCGTGAACCGAACGGGCGGCTCTCTCGCGCTGGCAAGCCGAAAGAATTTGCGCCAGCCGAGGTAAGGCGGCTGAGAGAGGCTGCGCTGATTGGAATGAGGGACGCGCAATGGGGAACAGAACTCGGTCGTCTGTTCCTCACTGCGGCTATTTCCGAGGAGATGTATGCCGTTGGCCGTTGGTGGGGAGAGATGGCGGCCAAATACCAGTCGGCCATCAATGCGCCGGTCCCATTCCCCAAATCGGCCTCTCTCGATATTGGCCGAGGCAATCAATCGGCTGACCCTGACAGTGAGGCGGGACAACTAGAGGCCAAAAGGCATCGCGGGGCGGCATTGACGTTCCTGGAGGCTCACGCGGCTCTCCTAGGGGCTGGGATGCTTGCCGAAAGGGCGGTGCGCCGTCTTTGTGAAGAAAACGTGCCACTATCTGGCGCGGAAGAATTGGAAAGCGCACGTCGCGGATTGCTGTGGGTAGCAAAACACAGGGGCTTGACGGAGCGGCGAAAATAACAATAGTCAGATAGGTAATCTCCCCACGCGCGCCAGAAGAACCCCGTCCTCACCGGCGGGGTTTTTCGATTCAGAGGCCAGCATGCCGAACGAGACGAGCGTAGATGATGGCTGGTTTCGCCGTCTTTTCGGTGGCGACGCGAAATCTAAATCCGAAACCATCGAGCGCGTCCTAATCGACGGCAAGCCGTGGGTGCTAACGTCGGTTGTCTTTGAGCGGCCGAAGGAGGCCAGTAAGTGACCGTAGGCCGTCCGAGCATCTTTACGCCGGAAATCGCTGCCGCCATCTGTGATGAAATCGCGGCCGGCCGTTCTCTGCGCACGATTTGTGACCGCGAAGACATGCCAGCCAAGAGCACCGTGTTCCTGTGGCTGTCCAAGAACAAGGATTTTCTGGACCAATACGTGCGCGCGCGTGAGGCGCAAGCGGATGCAATGGCCGAGGAAATCCTTGATATTGCCGACGACGGCACGAATGACACCTATCAGGACGAGCACGGCAACGTCCGCACGGATCAGGAAGTAATCGGCCGGTCTCGGTTGCGCGTCGATACCCGCAAATGGCTGATGTCCAAGCTTGCGCCCAAGAAGTATGGCGAGAAGATAACGCAAGAGCATAGCGGCGTTGACGGAGGGCCGCTTGTGATTTCATGGCTGAAATAGTTATTCCGTATCAGCCTCGCTCGCAATTCCTCGCCTACCACGACAGAAAAGAGAGATTTGCCAAGATCGTGGCGCACAGGCGCTTTGGCAAGACGGTCGGGTGCATCAACGATAAGATCAAGGCGGCGCTGACAAATACCAGGAGTTTTCCGCCGCCTCGGTATAGCTACGTTGCGCCAACGTATGCCCAAGCCAAAGATGTGGCATGGGGGTATTTGAAGCACTACTCGGCCCCGATTCCCGGCATCCAGATCAGCGAAAGTGAGCTTTGGGTCGAGTATCCGAACAAGGCGCGTGTTCGGCTGTACGGTGCTGACAACTTCGACCGGATGCGCGGCCTGTACAACGATGGCGTCACGATCGATGAGCCTGCCCAAATGGACCCCAGGGCGTGGCCGGAGGTAATTCGCCCTACGCTTTCGGACTACAACGGCTGGGGAACGTTTATCGGGACGCCAAAGGGACGCGATTGGTTCTACAAAATCGATCGTACGGAAGGTGGTTCCGAGCAGCCTGGATGGTTTCGGCTAACGCTTAAAGCGTCAGACACCGGGATTATCAGCGATAATGAACTTGCGAGCCTACGGTCTGGGCTGAGCGAAGACCAATACGCGCAAGAGTTCGAGTGCTCGTTCGACGCCGCAATCATCGGCGCGTACTACGGCAAACTCATGGCCCAAGCGGAAGCAGATGGGCGCATTACCGGCGTTCCGTATGAGCCGACTGCGCAGGTCTGGACGGCGTGGGACTTAGGCATAGCGGACGCGACGGCGATTTTCTTTGCTCAGGTTGTCGGGCGCGAAATTCGCATCATCGACTATTACGAGGCTTCGGGCGTCGATCTGGGCCATTACGTGCGCGAGGTCCAGTCAAAGCCGTACACCTACGCAGGCCATATCGTGCCGCACGATGCCCAGGCGAAAGAGCTGGGCACCGGCAAGACACGGCTTGAAGTTCTGGAAAGCCTCGGGCTGCGGAATCTCAGTGTTGCGCCCATGCACCGGGTTGAGGACGGTATCAACGCCGCTCGCGTGATGCTGCCGAAGTGCTGGTTTGACGCGAAGAAAACCGAACGCGCAGTCGATTTCTTGAAGCTGTACCGCGCGGAATACGACGACAAACTGCAAACGCTCAAGCCGCGGCCGGTCCATGACTACACGAGCCATTGCGCGGACGCATTCAGGTATTTGGCGATGACGCTCGATAGCAGGGCCATTCAGACAGGCTTCAACCGGCGCATCAATTACCCGAGCCTAGGTATCGCTTAATGCCCAAGATGGACACGCAGACATTGCAGGCCATCGTCGCAGCCGAGAAGGCAGACGCATTGGCCGCTCTAACTGCGGCGCAACTGAGCGAATCCCGCGCAGACGCGATGGACTATTACTTGGGCGATATGTCCAGCGTTATGCCGGCGGTTGCCGGGCGCTCGTCCGCGGTTTCGACAGACGTTGCCGATACCATTGAAGGGCTGATGCCGCCGCTGATGGATATCTTCTGCGGCTCGGATGAGGTCGTGCGTTTTGAGCCGGTTGGCCCGGAGGATGAAGACGCTGCGCAGCAGGAAACGGATTACGTCAATCACGTTTTCATGCAGCAGAACAACGGCTTTATGGTTCTGTATTCCTTTATCAAGGATGCGCTGTTGTCCAAGGTCGGCGTCGTCAAGGTGTTCTGGGAGGAATACGAGGAGGAACAGCGGGAAACGTATTACGACCTGAGCGACGAGCAATTCATGATGCTTGCGGCCGAAGTCGCAAAACCTGGCAGCGATATTCAGATCGTGGAGCACACGGTCAACAACGGCCAGGAGAGTGAGGCCGACGCCAAAGAAACCGAGGCGACGAGCTGATGGCCTACGCGCAGCCCGCCGCGCCGGCACAGCCGCAGCAGTTGCCGATGCTGGCCTCTCCTTCTCAGGTCACGCATGACGTGACGATCGTCACAACAAAGAAGGTCTGCCGTGCGCGTGCAATGGGCGTACCGCCGGAGGAGTTCGGCATAGAGCGTGGCGCACGCGACATCAAGACGTGCAACTACTGCTTTCATGAGGTCGTGACCAAGAGCGAGGCCCAGCTTATTGCCGAGGGCTTCGATGAACAGCAGATCAAGTCGATCAGCGACTACACGGGCCGGACTGAGGTCGAAACCCTAGCCCGCGATACGGTTCAAGAGCACTTCAACACGGTCGGCGGCCCGGCGAATCCCGCCGCTCGCCTAGTCAAGATCACGGAGCATTACGTCCGCCTGGATTACGAGGGCAATGGGCTGCCCTGCCTGTATCAGATCATCACGGGCGGCGATCAGGGCGTCATCCTGAAAAAGAACGGCAAGGACTGCATTACGCAGTTTGATGCCATTCCGTTTGCGGCTGCGACGCCGGTTCCGGTGACGCATCGGTTCTTCGGCCGGTCTGTGGCTGATCTTGTCATGGACATCCAGCGCATCAAGACCGCGCTCATGCGCGGTATGCTGGATAACCTGTACCTGCACAACAATCCGCGTGTTGAGGTCGCGGAGACAATGGCAGGACCGAATACGCTGGATGACCTGCTTGTGTCCCGTCCAGGCGGCGTGGTGCGGACTAAGCAACCGGGCGGCTTGAACTGGCAGGAAGTGCCGGACATCACGGGTTCGATCTATCCCGCGCTGGAATATCTCGACACGACGCGGGAAATGCGAACCGGCGTCACGCGTCAGTCTCAGGGTGTGGATGCCAACGCGCTGCAAAACCAGTCGGCAACGGCTGTGGCGCAGGCGTTCTCCATGTCCCAGGCCAAGATGAAGCTGATTGCGCGCATTCTGGCGGAAGGCGTGCGGGACATTTTCTCGCTGCTGCATGCGACGATCCAGAAGCACGGGCAGCAGAGCCAAGTCGTCCGGCTCAGGAACCAGTGGGTGAACGTCGATCCCCGCGAATGGAAAACGCGCGAGGACATGACGATCAATGTCGGTCTGGGCACGGGAGGCAAGGGCGAGCGCGTTGCGCATTTGATGGCGCTGGCGAACTTCCAGAAGGAATTGCTGCTCGGCGGCAAGACTAATCTGGTGGACGACGCCAAGCTCTACAACACGTTCAAACAGCTTTCCCGACTGATGGACTACAAGAACGCCGATCAGTTCATCAACGATCCGATGGCGAAGGACCCGAAGACCGGCCAGTTGTTGCACCCGCCGCCGCCGCCGCAGCCCGATCCGAAATTGCAACAGATTCAGTTGCAGGCGCAGTTGCAGGAGAAGGCGGACCAGAACAAGGCGCAAATCGAGCAGGTGCAGGCACAGGCCGATATTGCAACGCAGAATCAGAAGACCCAAGCGGAGATGATCCAGAACGAGCGCGACTTCCAACTCAAGAAGGAATTGGCGCTATTGGATTTCGAGTTGCAAAGCCGATTGGCCGAAGCGGAAGAAGCCCGCAAACAGCGTGAGCATGAGCAGAAGATGCAGCACGCGGCCCAGTTGCACGACCACGCGCTCCAGCAAGCGCAGCTAGGCATCGTGCAGGGCGCGCAAGCGCACGCTCAGAAGATGGAACAGAATGAGCAACGAAGCAAAGCTCAGGATTGATGCCAGCCGAGGGCTAAATGCTGCGCGGTTGCTCGAAAATGAGCTTTTGGCTGATGCGTTCGATACGCTCGAAAAGTCCTACATCGCCGCATGGCGGGCAACGCACATCAACGACGCCCAGTCGCGCGAAAAGCTGTTTCTGGCAATCAACGTTGTCGGCAAGGTGCGTGACCATCTGACGAAAGTCGTCAACGACGGCAAGCTGGCGGAAGCCGAATTGAAGTCTCTCGAAAGGGTCGCTGAGCCGAAAAAGCGGTTTGGCCTAGTCTAACATTTTGTTCTGAAACGGAGCCGTCATGCAACATGAGGGCGACAATGGCGCTATCTATGTCGGTCGTGACTATTTCCGTAGACGTCGGTTCACAATCACGGTCACATTAGGACGGATCGAGCCCGAGCCGCCAGAGGGCTTCTTGCGCTTTCGCCATGTTTGGAATTGGTCGCCGCGCTGGCCCATCACAATCCGGAAGGCCGGGAATTTCTTGCGAGTTGAATACGGTTTCGGATGGCGTCGTCGCATCCGCCTCTTTGAGCTAACAGCATAGGAGATTCTCTTGTCTGACGTTGCCAACGCTGCCCCTGGCGGCGCTGCTGGCGATTCATCGCCAATCAGCGTCATCACCCCGGCGGCCGATACGCCTGAATTTCTCTCCCTTTCAGAGGCCGCGCGGGTTCTCTCCACAGCGCGCAAGCCAAAGGACCAGGACAACACCGCTCCGGTCGAGACGCCCCAGGCTGATCCCGTCGAGCAGGAATCGGCGCAAGCCGACGCTGACCCTCAAGCAGAGGAACCCAGCGAAGATGCCCCGGAAGCCGAACCGGCACAGCCGCCCATCGAGCCGCCGAGGTCTTGGACGAAGGACGCGAAAGAACGATGGAGCGCCTTGCCTCGCGAAACGCAGGAATATCTTGCGCAACGCGAACAGGAACGAGATCGGGAAGTCCGCCGGAGTCAAAACGAAGCCGCCGAACAGCGCAAGGCATTCGACGCCGAACGCTCGAAGGTGGATGAGGCAAGGAAAGAGTACGAGGCCAAACTACCGGCCATCATGCAGGCGCTTCAAGAAGCGCAGGCGGGCGCATTCCCCGACGTCAAAACGATGGAGGACGTGACCCGACTCGCTCAAGAAGACCCGTTCCGGTACCTGAATTGGCAGGCGCATCAGCAAAAGCTCGCGGCTGTCAATCACGAACTGGAACAGGCGAAGACCAGACAGGCACAAGAGCAGCAGTCCAAATGGGCGGAACACGTCCGTAAGGAAAACGAACTCTTTGCCGAGAAGGTCCCCGAGGTTGCAGATAAGGCCAAGGCCGCAGAACTCACGAGCAAGGCAGTCGAGCAGCTTCACGAGATCGGATTCAGTGACCAGGAACTAGCGAACCTCGCGAGCGGGAAAGACAAGCTTTCCATCTATGACCATCGCGTGCAGCTACTCATCCTCGGAAATCTGAAACTCTCCGATCTGCAAAAGGCCAAGACCGCTGCAGTTTCCAAGCCTCTCCCGCCAGTGATTAAGCCCGGTACTGCGAAAGCACCCGGCGCGGCAGCTTCCGAGCAAGTTCAAGCCCTCACCCGGAAACTCGAAACCTCCGGCTCGCTCAGAGACGCGGCAGCTCTGCGCATGGCGCAACTGTCCCAGAGACGCCGGGCATCATCATAAGGACGAACGACAATGGCTCTCCCGAGCAATACCTTTGCCACTTACGAAGCGGTTGGCAACCGCGAAGACCTGTCGGATGTGATCTATCGCATCGACCCGACCGATACGCCGTTCATGACCGGCGCGGAGCGTGAGAAAGCGTCCGCCGTCAATCACGAATGGCAGACCCAGGCGCTTGCCGCTGCATCCGGCTCCAATGCGGTTCTGGAAGGCGACGACGCCACGACCGATGCCGCGACCCCGACCGTCCGTCTCGGCAATATGTGCCAGATTTCGGATAAGGTGGCCCGCGTTACCGGCACGCAGCAGGCCGTAACGCATGCCGGCCGCGACAACGAGCTGGCGTACCAGGAAATGCTGAAAGGTCTGGAACTCAAGCGCGACATGGAGACGATCCTTGTCGGCACGAACCAGGCCAAGGTGACGGGCGATGACTCGACCGCGCGCAAGACGGCTTCCGTCCTGTCGTGGCTGAAGTCGAACACGTCCAAGGGCTCTGCCGGCGGTGCGGCTGACCCGTCTGCGTCTGACGGCACGGGCACCCGTACCGATGGCACGCAGCGGGCGTTCACAGAACCGCTTGTCAAGACGGTTCTCCAATCGATCTGGACGAACGGCGGCAAGCCCGAGACGATCTTCACGGGTGGTTTCAACAAGCAGGCCTTCTCGACCTTCACGGGCCGCGCAACGCCGACCGAAGACACCAAGGCCAAGAAGATCGTCGCGTCCGTTGACGCCTACGTGAGCGACTTCGGCACGCTCAAGGTCGTGCCCAACCGCTTCCAGCGCGCCCGCGATGTGCTGGTTCTCCAGATGGACATGTGGGCCGTCGCCTACCTCAACGGGCGCAAGATGGTCTCCATCGCGCTCGCCAAGACCGGCGACTCGGATCGTCGTCAGATCCTGTCGGAGTACGCGCTCGTTGCTCGCAACGAGAAGGCATCCGGCGGCGTGTTCGACCTTACAACCAGTTAACGACTTGCTAAAATGATCTGCCCCTAGTATGGTGCTAATCTACCATACTAGGGGGATTGCAATGAAAACATGTTGTGTATCCGGTTGCGAAAGTGGCGTGTATGCGGCTGATATGTGCTCGAAGCATTACAATCGTAAGCGCACCACTGGCACTACGGCCGATGGGCCAAAAGCCCGTCTGAGTGTTGAAGCAAGGTTTTGGAAGTACGTCGATAAACGTGGCGAGAATGACTGCTGGCCTTGGATTGGCACGGGAAGTCTAGGCTACGGGACAATGGCTGTCGGAGGTCGTGGCCATAGCAAGGTTCTCGCGCATCGCGTTTCTTGGGAAATCCATAATGGACCAATCCCAAAAACGGATGATGTGAGCTATCACGGCATTGTTGTTCGACATAAATGCAACAATCGTCTTTGCGTTAATCCGAAACACCTGACGCTCGGAACGCAAGCCGATAATGTGGCTGATATGTGGGTCAACAAAAGCGGTCCTCGCGGAAATGCGAGACTGACAGAAAGCCAAATTGCTTCAATTCGTGCAGACCCGCGATCGTCTCGGGTTTTGGCACCGATCTATGGCGTCTCTGACGGCCATATCCGGTCCATCAGGAATGGAAGGACTTGGTCAAAAACTTAGGCGGCCATTCGGCCTCCTTTCAACTCACCTGGCCGTCCTTCGGGGCGGCCCTTTTCTTTGGAGGATTGAATGTCCCTTCCGAACAACAGGCCGCTCAACATCATCCGTGTGACGGCCCACATGGCGGATTCGTCCACGGCTGGCAGTGCGTTCGCCGTCTCTCCCTGTCGCGGCAAGATCGTCAAAATGGGTTCCGTGATTCATGCCGCTGTGACCACGGCTGACACGGCCATTACGTCCAAGATTGCCGGCACTGCGATTACCGGCGGCGGCTGGACGATTGCGTTTACCGGCGCGGCTGCCGGCGATGTCGATACGGCTGTTCCCACTGCGGCGAACTTCTGCAATGAGGACGACAATATCGAGTTCATCTCGGACGGCGCAGGCTCCGGCACCGTGCCGACGACGTTCTTTGCCGACATCCTGATCGACTGAGGCAGCAATGCAACGATCCTCACGGCTCGGGGCGGCTCAGTCCGTCTCGACCTCGACCACGAGCGCCGCTTCGTCAGCATTCGGGGCTGAGACCTTTCAAATCCTCGTCGTCGCAACTGTGGACACGCGGATCAGGATAGGCGACGGCACCCCGACCGCAGTTGCGGCCGATACGCTTCTGCCGGCGAGCACGATGGCATATTTCACTGTCACGCCAGGGCAGAAAATCGCGGCGATCCTCGGTACTGGGACCGGGGAATTGTCGGTGACGGAAGTGTCCTGATGCTCGCGCGCATTCATCTGGATAGCAACGGCCAGGACTTGACCGTTGAGCACGTCCAGGATGTCGAGCCGATCCTTGACTGGAACAAGGCTGCGCGCGGGCTGGAGCAGAAAAGCGATTGGGGACGGCATGTCGCGCGTATCCCCAACGTGATTTACGTCCAATGGCTCGACGAGGAGCATGCAAAAGGCAACACGAGCCTGCGCATGTTCACGCCAGAGTTCGATGCCATCGTGCAAAAGAAGCTGGAAGACCCTGCGTGGGCGTATCTGCGTGTCGATAAGCCTGCGTTGCAAGTCGGATGGTCGGAGGGGCTTCGGTGACGATCTCGACCTATTCCGGGCTGGTTAATGCAGCGAAGGAATGGCTGGCACGCGACAATGACGCCACGCTGATTGCACGGATTCCGGATTTCATCACGCTTGCAGAAGCGAAGATGAACCGGACCTTGCGGGTCAGGCATCTTGAGCAGCGATCGACAACGACAATCGACACGGCATCGGGCGAGCCGGAATTTATCTCGCTACCGGACGATTTCCTTGTCATGCGCCGGATCAGGCTGTCGAGTGTTGCGGGTAAGCCAAAGCTCGATTTCATGAGTGGTTCGCAACTGGACGAATACCGCTACGGCATCCAAGACGTAACAGGACAGCCGCAGTTCTTCACGATTATTGGGACTGAACTGGAGTTGGCCCCGACTCCGGATCAGAACTACACGATTGAGATGGTCTATCGAACGGCCATTTCCCCGATCAACTCGACAAACACGACAAACACGCTGCTCACGCTGGCACCGGATATGTACCTGTATGGCACGCTGCTTGAGGCGACTCCGTATATCCAGAACGACGAACGCATTCAGGTCTGGGGCGCGGCGTTCACGCAGGCCATCAACGACATGAACCAACTGAGCATAGATTCCACCTACGGCAACACGCCGCTGGAAATCAGAACGACCGGAGCCGTGTTCTGATGTCGCGCGCTGCCTTTAGTGTTGATGCCTTCTTCGCAGACGCCTTCTCAGTTGACGCTTGGACCAACGCAACGCAAGAGGACGAGACGTGGACGCCGCAGACAAAGCAAGCGGAAACCTGGACACCCGCGACGATCCAGCCCGAGACGTGGACTGAGCAATAATGCCACTCCTGCCCTGTGGCGAATACAAGCCAGACATTTCTGATTACGAGGGAAAGTCCACCAAAAACGTGCTGAATGTGATTCCGCGCGGAGACGGGTACGGGCCAATTCAGGATTTTTCGGCGTTTTCTGGTGTGCTTCCTGCGGCCTGTCGCGGCGCATTCTATGCGCTTAAATCGGATGGTTCTGTCGCGATCTTCGCCGGCACGTCAACTAACCTCTATCTATTGAATAATACGGACTATACATGGACGCTCGCATCGAAAAGCGGGGTTGCTTATTCCGCTCTGTCGTCAAATGCGCAATGGCAGTTCGTGCAGTTCGGAAACTTTGTAATTGCGGTGCAAGAGAATGTCCCGCCGCAGGTCTATGATTTGTCATCGTCTAGCGAGTTTGCCGATCTGGGCGGCTCTCCGCCACATGCTGCATATGTCAGCGTTGTCGGGCGGTTCGTTGTTCTGTCCGGCTTGCAGTCGAATCCGTACCGCGTGCAATGGTCCGGTCTGAACGCAACGACGACATGGACATCCGGCGTCAATTCCTCCGATTTCCAGGATTTGCCGGACGGCGGCATTGTGCGTGGGGTAGCTGGCGGCGAGGCGGGCACGATCTTCCAGGATCAGGCCATCCGGCGCATGAGCTACATTCCAGGCTCTCCGCTTGTGTTCCAGATCGAGCGCATTTCTCAGGACAAGGGCATTTACGCTCCGTATTCGATCATCAGGGCAGGAGAAACGGTCTACTTCTACAGCGGTCATGGTTTTTTCAAAATTCTGCCCGGACTGTTGCCTGAACAGATCGGACGAGAGCGTGTCGATCGCACGTTCAAGGACGATCTCGACAAGAGCAACCTGCAACTATTCATCGGAGCATCCGACCCGCGCAGCTCACGTGTCTATTGGGCTTATAAGTCCATGAACGGGCAGACGGGTCAGTTCGACAAGATACTCGGATATGATGCCGCGCTGGATCGGTTTTTCCCGGCGTCGATCTCCGGCGAATACATGCTCGGGGTATCGCAAACCGGCATCACGCTGGAATCGCTTGACTCCATTTCAGCATCCTTGGACGCGCTGACGCTATCGCTCGATGCGTATGCAACGGCTGTGCAGCCGGAAATTGGACTATTCAACAGCGATCACAAGCTCGGCTTTCTGCGCGGGGATAATTTGGAGGCCACGGTCGAAAGCTCCGAGCAGGGGACGGATGGCCGCAAGCTATTTGTCAGGGGCTTCCGGCCGGTCACGGATGCTGCGGCTGTCTATGGCTCGGCATCGTCGCGCGATACGACGGCGGCAACGCCAGTTGCTGGGTCGGAAGTGCTTGTGAATGCGAGAACGGGCCGCTGCGATATGCGGGCCTCGACGCGATATTCCCGGTTCAAGTGCCGCATTCCTGCGGGGACGGACTGGACGTTCATTGCTGGCGTCGAACCTGACTTTAGGCTTGACGGCGCGCTATGACCGCGTTCGTTCCGGGCACTGACGAAAAAGACATGCGCCGGCTGGTCATGTCGCTCCAGCAACTTGCGGCAGGGCGCTCGAATGCAACGGGGACCGTGACGCTCGCGACCGGAACGACCACGACGACGGTCACGGACGCGAACTGTTCTGGGGAGTCTGTGCCTCACCTGACGCCGAATACGGCGAATGCGGCCTCGGAAGTCGCAACGACCTACGTTAGTTCCGTATCAAAAGGCTCGTTCGTGATTACGCACGCGAGCAATGCAACGGCAGATCGGACCTTCCTCTATGCCCTCCAGGGCTAGGATCGTCTGCGTCGATCCAAAGCGGATCAATGAAATCTGGCCGCATGTGCGCCCGCTGATCGAAGCGGCGGCGAAGCGGGCGGGCATCAGCTTATTCAGTTGCATTGAGGATGAGATTCTATGCGGCGACGGGCTGCTCTGGCTTGCCTGGGATGGCGAGACGATCAAGGCGGCGGCTTCGACATCGCTACAGGTCACGGATGCTGGGCTTGTGTGTGTTCTGACAGCATGCGGCGGCAACGACATGCACGAGTGGTTGCCTCTGCTCGCAGATATTGAGAACTACGCAAAGGCGGAAAATTGCAAATGCGTCCGGATATTCGGGCGCAAGGGATGGGCGAAAGTGCTGAACGGCTACGCAGTCAAGAACGTCGTTCTGGACAAGGAACTGCGCTAATGAGCGGCAAGAGCGAACAAACGACGACGCAGAGTTCAACGACGGCCCCGTACGCTGCGGCGCAGCCTGATCTTACGGCGATCCTCGGCAAGCTGGGCCCGATGATTGGCAGCTCCGGCCTGTCGGACTCAGCCACGAACGCGATCAATTCAGCAGAGAACACACTCAACAAGCCCAATCAGTATGCGGGCCTCATTGGCGACTATGCCACGAACCTGCTCAACGGCGGCAATGCAAACGCGCAGGCCAATCCGCTTGCTGATAACCTCTCGACCTATCAGAAGTTTCTGACGCCGTTCGCAAACGGCTCAATGGTCGGCAATAACCCGGCCCTCCAGGCGCAGCTCCAGCAAATCCAGACGGACGTTACGAACAACGTCAATTCGCAGTTTGCTGGCGCGGGCCGTGATCTGTCGGGCGCGAACCAGCAGGCCGTCGCGCGGGGCGTGGCGCAGGGCGAAGCGCCCGTTATCGCGGGGCAGTACAATCAGGACGTTGCGAACCAGATCGGTGCGGCAAACTCTCTCTACAACGCAGGCAATACGACCTCGGGGCTGTTGACCGGCCTCAACCAGCAGGGGCTCGCTAATCAGGGCGTTGGTGTCGGGGCTGCTTCATCCGCGCAGGCGCAGCAGCTTTACAGCCCACAGCAGATTTTAGCACTTGAGCAGCTTCGCCAGAACATCCCCGCTCAGCAACTCGGCCTGCTCGCGCAGATTGGCATTCCGATCGGCGGCCTCGGTAGTCAGAGCACGGGTACTGCTGATACGACCAAGCAGGATTCCGGCGCGACTGTGTTCGGGCAGATCACAGGCGGTCTCGGCAACCTGTTCCACTCCGACCGTAACGTCAAAGAAGACGTTGAGCAGATCGGCGCGCTTTACGACGGAACGCCTGTCTATCGCTTCCGCTACATCGGGGAGCCGCGCGTTCACATCGGCCTCATGGCGCAGGATGTTGAAAAGACCTTGCCGCAGGCCGTCGTTGAAATCGGCGGCACCAAGATGGTGGATTACAAGCTCGCGACCGACGCGGCTGCTTCAATGGGGGCGCTCTGATGGGCCTCTTTGACGGGCTGAACCTATCAAATGGCGTTGGCGTTGGCGGCCTGCTTGGCTCGCTTATGCCGAGTGCGCAAGCTCAGACGCCGCAATCCATCCTTGGTAGTCCCGCGCAAAGTCCTGATGTAGGCGACCGCCTGATGGCAGGCTTTCAGGGTTTTGCAAATTCTGCGAGCCCGATGCAGGCTCTTGGTAATCTAGTGGGTGGGCTCTCGACCGGCCAGCGCATGGACCCGCAGGGTATGGCGCTCTCACAGATGAATGCGACATATCAGGCACTCAAGGCGTCTGGCATGCCGGAGCCGACTGCACGAGCAGCGGCACTCAATCCGAAGATTCTGGAGTCCGTCGCCTCGAATTTCGGACCCCCGAAGACGGTCGATTACACCAATCCGCAGACGGGCATTAAAGGAACGGCGGTCTACGACGTGGCCAGCCGATCCTATAAAGACATCATAAGCGGAAAGCCCGTCAGTGAGGCGCAGCCGAACTTTGCAGGCTCTACATCTCCATATTCCTCTTCCATGCCGCCTCCAGGCGTCGATCCTGCGGCTTTCAGAAAAGCGGAAGCTACGCGGATCGCTCAAGACGAACAAAAATTGCGTGAGCAGGGTGAGGGCGCAATTCAGTTTATCCCGGATGCTTTGCGTGTGCTTGGCCGTGTGCAAGGGCCGCAAGGCGCAGATGCCATAGGCCCTTATCAGGGCGGCTCTGTGGTAAACGGCTATATTCGGCCAGCCCTCGGAGCAATCCCAGGCGATCCGTTTGGTTCAGGCAAGGCATTGGGCGACTACAACACGCTCAAATCAGACATTCAGCGGCTGAGTTCAACAGGCTTAAAGGCGCAATTCGGCGCGCGTCCGACGAATGTCGAAGTTCAGATGAACAACCAGACATTCGGAGGACTTCAATCTGCTGACCAAAACACGGCAGCAAATATCCTGAAAGAGCGTATCCAGAACTCCTACGCCAACCTCTCGCGCAATGTGCAGCACGGCTTCATCAAGCCAGAGGCTGTACCTCCAGCAGTTGTGCAATATGGCGTGCAGCACGGCTTTCTTGATCCGAAGGCGTTTGGCATGACCGCGCCAGCAGCGTCCACACAGGCTCAGCCGCAAGCCATTCCTGCGCCGGCGGATCGAAAGGTCGGAAACGTATATCAGACGCCGCGCGGGCCTGCGCGATGGATGGGTAACGGCTGGCAATTGGAAAAGTAAATGCCGCAGCTTCTTTCAGACTCCGATCTCGGAATTGGCAGCGGCAATCAGGCGCTGCTGACCGATGCTGATCTTGGTCTGCTTGGACAGCACGCGCCTCAGTCGTTTTCCGAGAAGATGTCAGCGCTATGGGAGCACCCACCAGCGGGACCGTCGCTTATTGGCGCAGCAAAGAGCCTGTACGACGCCGTCCTGACGCCTGGGGAGACTGTGAAGGCGGCCAATGATCAGGCCGCCAAAACGGAAATAAGCGATTCAGACGTTCCTCTTTCGAGCGGGACGATGGTCGCGCCAGCGGCAAACATGGCTGCAAATGTCATGCTTCCTGCGCCGGGTGTTGCGGGTGCTCTAAAAGTTCTTCCCGCGGCCGCGGAAAAGCCTGCCTACGGCGCAAATTCAATCCAGCGGACGGCGGCTGACATAGTTTCCGCTCCATTGAAGGATCAGGGTATCAATACTGCGGCCGCGGCAGAAAGCGCGCTCGGCAACATCGCGCCAGAAGCAGTGCTTGCCGATCTCGACCCGCGCTTGACCCAATTAGCGGGCACGCTCGCTGCGAAGACAGGACCAGCGCAGCAAGCCGTGCGGGTGCCACTTGAGGCGAGAAATGCGGCGGCTTCGCAGCGGATCACTGGCACTACAAACGATCTGATGGGAGAGCCTGTCGATCTTGGTGCGGTCGGACAACAGATTTACGGCAACGCTAAGAACGCTGTTAAACCGCTCTATTCAGAAGCGTATTCTGTCCCGATTCAAAGCACTCCAGAACTGGAGGCTACGCTAGCCACGCCTGTCGGCAAGGTTGCACTGTCCAAAGCCAAAAACCTCGCGCTGAACGACATCAACGGCGCCACATCCGTCATGTTCAATAAGCAGACACCTATTGATCTTTCCAAGACGTTCTCTCCTGACGTACTCGAAAACATGCCAGAGCGTCTTCGCGCTTCTCTCGCCAATAGCGGAATCGGCGTGTCGCAATCGCAAAACCAGATCGACGTGCGCGGGCTGCATCTCGTCAGGCAGGCTTTTGACGACATGATCCAGCGCGCCAAAAGCCCGCTGACGAGCGCTGGCAAGAATAGCCTTGCCGCGCTCCAGGCGAACCGTGCCGTTGTCGATAAAGTTCTGAAACAGGTCGAGCCGATGAAAAAGGCAGACTCGATCTTTTCAAACATGGCTGACATCCAGGATGCCATAAAGAACGGACTCCAGATTTTCAAAAACAGCCAGACACCGGAGGATGTGGCCTCGGCTCTCAAGGACATGACCGCTGCTGAGAGGGCAGCTTATATTCAGGCCGCGCGTGTTGCGGTACGCAACGTGATGGGCACGGCGCGAAATGACGCAGCGGCAGCACGCGGCCTGTTCTCCAAGGAGTTCAATCAGGAAAAGTTGAAACTCGCGCTTGGCGAAGACGCTGCGGACGGCATTATCAAGCGCTTAGATGCAGAAAAAGCCTTCGCCAATACCGATCAGCGCGTTTTGCGAAATTCCGAAACTGCTGCGCGCGCATACGGTAAAGAGGCGCTAGATCAGGCCCACGGCATCCCGTCATATAGAGACGTAGCAGTATTCTCAGGGATTCACGGTATCGCACGACGTGCTGCGATTGGGGGCGTCAGTCGCGTTCTGGACGCGGCGGCCAGTGGTCGCCAACAGGCGATTGAGGAAGAGGTTGCCAAGCTCCTGACGCTCGATCGTAAAGGCCGCGCTCAAATTCTGTCAGCGCTGTTTCAGGAAGGGAGCCGACGTGATCCGAGCGGCCGATTAAACGCAGCAATAATGCCCATCGTTTTGGAACATTCGGCTGCGGAAGATCGGAAAAGACTCCGCAGCAATCGAGCGCGATAACCGCAAGCCAAGGCGCGAGAAATAGCCAATACGCGCCTGGCATGAACAACACCGCATAGGACAAACTGGCGACGACGGCGGCAGTCCCCGCGATGATCTTCGCGGGAGGACGGTCCCCCGTGCCAGTCGCATCGTGAGAAAAGATCACAGGCATGGCCGCCAACCCTTCGATTCCTTCACCTGGAGACATTGTAACCTATCTGACCGGCATCGGGTATAGCCCTGTCCAGGCCGCTGCAATCACCGGGAATATCGAGCAGGAATCAGGCTTTAACCCAAACTCGCTCAACCAAAAGGAGGGGGCGTATGGCCTTCTCCAATGGCGCGGGCCGCGGCTGGATGCGCTGAAAAGCTTCGCACAATCTCAGGGGTCCGATCCGTCCGATTGGCGCACTCAACTGTCGTTCGCGCGCCAGGAAATGAGCGGACCCGAAAGCAAGAACTCGACGGGCTTTCTGAATGCGTCATCTCTGCCGCAGGCCAATGCTTCGCTGAAAAACTACATCCGTTATGGTGACGATTCCGAAGGCCGCAGGCTCAGCAACGCTCAGAACTACCTACCGGCGCAGTATGCGTCGCTCAACGCTCCTTCGCTAACGCCCGGTGCTGCCGCTCCGGCTCTGCCGCCGCCGATCAATGTAGGTTCTCTCCCGGCTCCGCAAGCGCAGGCTCCGTTCCTTCCTGCTACCGCGCAGGCACAACAGAAACCGCCGACTGCCGGTGCTCCGCAACAGCCGCAAGGGTTGCTCGCGCAGATACCGGCCGGAAGCCAGATCAACGCGCCGCCGATCTTTTACGCGCCAAGACGACCCATCGACCTAAGCGGTCTGCAAGCCGCGCTGCAAGCCTCGGGAAACCGGGGCTTTTTCTTTAGGGGCTGAACGAATGTCACTTTGGAAATGGAGCCGCACCGCGGCATCGAACTCTACTGCGGACAGTTCGATCAACTGGGCGGAAGGGCAGGCCCCCTCGACGGTTAACGATTCCGCTCGCGGAATGATGGCAGCCGTCGCGAAATATCGTGACGACGTTGCGGGCGTGATTACGACCGGCGGCACGTCAACCGCATACACGGTTTCTAGCTTTCAGGTTTTTGACACGCTCGCGCACATGGACGGTGCGTGCATCGCATTCGTTCCGCATACGACCAACGGCGATACGGTCACGCTCAATGTGGATTCTTTGGGTGCGAAGCCGTTGCGGCAGGCGACGGGCGTTGAACTCGTTTCAGGCATTCTCGTCGAGGGCACGCCGTACATGGCGACCTACAGCAACATCAATGCCGAGTGGGTTCTAAAAGGCTTATTTGGCAATCCGTACAACATCCCCATTGGCGGCGGGATGATCTACCTCGGCACGAGTGCGCCAAACAGCGCATTCGTTTTCCCATACGGGCAGGCTTTGAGTCGAACAACTTACGCGGCCCTGTATGCACAGGTCGGAACGTCTTTCGGTTCGGGCGACGGATCAACAACTTTCAACATTCTCGATCTGCGCGGGCGGACTGCTATTGGAAAGGACAACATGGGCGGCTCTGCCGCCAATCGAGTCACGTCTGCCGGAGGCGGCATTGACGGCGCGACTATGGGGGCTTCCGGCGGCGCACAGACGACGACTCTCGCCCAAGCCAACCTGCCAAACGTCAATTTTAATGTGACGATAGGGTCAGGGCAAGGATCTCACTCTCACGACACAGGATGGGGCACGAGTGCTTCATTTACTGGGGGTGCGGCTGGCAGCGAAATTGCAATTACGCAAAATCCAGCAGGGTCAGTGACCACGGAAGCGGGCTTATTGCCGCAACTGACGGGCACGGCAGCGTCAGGCGGCTCTGGAACGGCAATTTCCAGACTCCCGCCCGCTGTCATTGTCCCTTGGATCATTCGGGTAATCTAACGATGCCTATTCACCACTCCAAGGTATCGGGTAAGCCGGCCGGGAATGACCCCACGAAGGTATATGGTTCTGACTGGGACGACGATCACGTCCTGACCGGCACGCCGAACAAGATACTCGGTTTCGATTCTGGCGGCGATGCTTTCGAGGCCAGTAGAACGGGCGATGTTGATTCAGACATCGTTACGGGTGCCTCTGGCGTTAATGACAATCTTGCCAGTTGGGATGCGCAGGGAAATCTTATCGACTCGGGTATCGCGAAAGGAGCGCCGCTTCTATCGAGCAACGACCTTTCCGATTTATCGGACGCCGCAGCAGCCAGAACAAATCTCGGCCTCGGCGGCGCAGCGACTCTCAATGTTGGCACTGTAGCGGGAACAGTCGCCGCAGGCGACGATAGCCGGCTCAATGGCTCGCTTCAGTCGGCCAACAATCTTTCCGATTTGTCTGACGCCACCTTAGCCAGACAGAACATTGGCCTAGGTACAGGCGGCCTGTCCACTACGGGGAGTTTTCAGTTCTCAGGAAGTCCATGGGCTTCGGCAAGTGGTGATTATGTAATCCTTTCCTCTCTCGGTGCGGGTGCCGCATCAATCTTGTTGGGCCATGTCGATAATGAGCTTTATCTTCGTGGTGGCACAGTTCGTGTGCAGTCGTCAGATGGCGGGGCAGACTACGCTATTTTTGGGGCTGGCGGTAATACTTTGAATGGTCCTGTGAGCGTCGGTGGTAGCGTCACCATTGCCGGAGACCTTCTTACAAATTCTATCTCTTCCTTCAATTCAAAGACTGCCGCGCAAGGTGCGTCGCCAACTTCACCTTACATTGAAATCTTAGACACCGAAAACGTCGCGACACGATACACTTATGACGCAGGGACTACATCTGCGGCAACGGTAACGACAGCGAATGGTCGCAAGTATCGTAACATCGAAAAGGTGCTGACACCGAAAATGTTCGGCGCGGTAGGTGACGGCGTTACGGATGACACCGCAGCGTTTACAGCCCTTGCCGCTGAACTTGTATGGCGCAACGGTGGTCGTGTCGAATTTGGTGATAATAAAACATACAAGGTTTGGACGACCGTTCCAGCCACACAAACTGTGTTGATGCGTTTGAACTCGATCCAGTTTCTACGCATGAATTTTAACGGCTCTAAGCTCACGAACGCTATCGATTTCTCTGCGCACCCAATAGCTCTTTACTGGATGCTTTTTCAGAACGCAGAAAACATACGCATTTTCAATCCAGAATTAGAGCAATCCGCATTTCAGACCGCCGACAGCGCCAATGGATGTTTTGGAATTTACGTACAGGACCAATCCCGCGGCTTTGAAGTCCGCGATATGGTTCAAACGGGAGGCGTTTCCGGTTTTGAAATTGCGCGCTCGGCGTCGTTTAACACAAATGCCAGGGCCAGGGACTTCTTCGTTTCTGGCGACTTTGCCTCCGTCTATTATCCACTTCACCCCGGTTCTAACGGAGATCAAGGCGTCGGGATTATACTCACCCGGAACGCGGGACGCTCGTTCTTCGCGCATAACGTCTCTGAATGGGACGTTACGATGGACAGCACCCAAGCGGGGCCGTTCGATGACGTGTTGTTGAAGGTGTACGCGCGAAGTGGCGAAGCGAACAGCGATAACACCCTGTCTAACATCAACATCAAGTATCGTAGCCTTACCCGACCCGTTACGAACCCAGGCACCGGGGCTATTTGCCGGCTCGGCATTCAGCAAAACGATGCAACGTCAACGCCGGGGTTCCTTCGGAACATCAAGCTTACGTTCGATGTCCAACAGGGTGTGAACCCGCAAAACCCTCTTGTCGCAACGTCCAAGAATAATTCTGACGGTACGTCTGATACGACAACGCGCGGTAGCATAATTAGTAATGTTGAGGTCAGTGGTTATGCCTCTGGGTATATCGGCGGTGTTTCTGCGTTAGAGTTGTTTACGAACAATGGCACAAATTCTGCGGGTGATTTCTCCGGGGAGACTGTAGAGAACATCGCTTTGCGTAATTTAGAAATATACGGCACCTGTGCTATCAATATCGGTGCCGCTAGCATCGACAGAGGATTAGTATTCGAGAATTTCTATTCCGACTCAAACGTTACGTGGATTGGTAGCCTCCCTGGCAAACTACTTGATGTGTCGAAAAACGTTAAAGCGGGCAATCTTCTATCATACGGAGAGAGTGGGACAGCGGGGTCGGACGGATATCAAGCGTATCGCAGGCTTCCAGATGGCGGTCTTGAAGTTTGGGGTGTCACTAATGCAGCGGCTGGAGCCAATACCGCTGTAAGCTTCATTTTCGGGTTCACTGCAATTCCTACAGTTACAATAACTGGCGTCACCACGGGCACCAACACCGTACATACACAGAGCCTTTCCACTTCCGGCTTCTCGATCAATAACCCAGGTGCGTCTGCCGTGCTTACACATTGGGAAGCACGGGGCCACATTTGACGGCGCATAGAGCCTCATCTTAGCACAGAAACGGCTTACATATGGAACCGGCATCCATCCGCACGAACAATCCCGGCGCAGCATGAAAACCTCCGCGAACGGCCGCGCGCTGATCGAAGCGTGCGAGGGATGCAGGCTGACCGCCTATCAGGATTCGGTCGGCGTCTGGACGGTGGGTTTCGGCCATACGTCTGCGGCGGGACTGCCGAGCGTGCGGCAGGGCATGAGCCTATCGGGCAAGGCGGAAGCCGACGAAATCCTGGCCCGCGATCTGGAGAAGGTCGAGCGGCAAGTCGCGCAATACGTGAAGGTCGGACTAACGCAAAACCAGTTCGATGCGCTCGTGTCGTTCACCTTCAATCTCGGACCCGGCAATCTCTCGCGCTCGACGCTGCTCAGAAAGCTTAATGCTGGCGACGTTCCCGGCGCCTCGGCCGAGTTCGGCAAATGGAATCGGGCGGGGGGCAAAGTTCTCGACGGCCTGACAAAGCGACGCCGCGCCGAACGTCTGATGTTCGACGGCAAGGTTGCTGACGCCCTTGCTCTAGCCGGGGCAGATCGCGTCATTCCCGATGTTGAGCCTGTTCCGTTTCCACCCAAACAACCGCTGCATCCAGCAGCCAAACCAGCCGCCTCCGCAGGCGGCTTTTTTATTGCTCTCGCCGCGATGGTGAAAGCGGGCGCCCCGCTGTGGGCGTGTCTGTCCGTCGCGTTCATTGTCGCGGTTGCCGTGTATCTCATCATTCACAACAGGAGCAAGCAATGATCGGGTTCTATATTGCGCTGGCCGCCATGGTGGCCGCTGGCGGTGCGTTCTATTGGTATCGCGACAAGATCGCCGCCCTTGTGCCGGGCTGGAAACATGGCATTGCAGCGGCTACGGCGTTCGCGCTGGCCGTCGCTCAATATCTCCAAGCGATCGACTATTCCAAGATTATCAGCGACCCGGCAACGGCATCCCTGGTCGGAGCCGGCGTCGGGCTGCTCGTGCTCGTGCTGAGCTGGATCACGCCGCGGTCGCAGGCGTAAGCCATGTGGGCATGGCTCGCGTCGTTCCTCGGCGGCCCCGTCGTCAACGGACTCATCAACGCCTACAAGGCAAAACTCGCTTCCGACAATACGGCCGACAAGATCGCTGCGGACTTGGCTGCGCGCGAGCTCGCCGTACAGGAAACGCAGGCAAAGGTGCAGGCGCAGTTGCGAGTGGCAGAAGTGGGCCATCCCTGGGAGCCGGAGAAGCTCTTCGCCTACATCATCGTGATCTACTTTGCGAAAATCGTTCTGTGGGACAAGGTGATTGGCAGCTTTGCCGGATACACCCACAACATCTTCCGCACTGATCCGCTTACAGGCGAGGCTGTCGGATGGGCTGCGATGGTGATGGCCTTCTATTTCGGCAAGCGCGGAATCGAGAACGTCGTCCGTATCTGGAAGCGTTAAGCGGCCCGAGCGGGTGCTGAGAACACTCGCCCGAGCCTAACCACACGAGCCCCAGGAGGCCCGCATGGCTGCATACGATCTTGAACCAACAAACGTTAACGAAAGGTCGTGGCAGTGACAGGGGCCGATGCACTCGCTGCACTCGATACAGGGCTAAAGCTAATCGAAGTTATCGGGATCGTCGGCGGCGGCGGCCTTATTTTGATCCGACTCGGTCGCACTACCGGGCGGGTGGAATTGGCCATGAAGCAACAAGCAGACGAGATCAAAGGTCTGAAGGATGAAATGAAGGTCGTCAATACACTTCTGACCGACGTGGCAGTCCAAAAGCAGCGGCTCGATACGATGGACGCTCGCATGGACACACTAGATCGCCGCTATGACGAGTTGCGCCATGGGGACGGGTTCGTGCGTGGTGCGCGCGGCATCGACCGGGAATATACGGGGTAGGACAGCCGGGCGTAGCCGATCCACTCTGCCAGCTTGCGGGCACTGGCCTCGATCTGCTCTGGCGTCGGCATCGAGCCTATGTCTCCAAAATTTTTAATTCAGTCTCAAACGGGACGTCATAGCCGTTATACAGGTGCGGGCCGAACTCCTGCATCAGCCGCCAGAGCTGCCACGTTGACCAGCCCTCTGCGTCTTCTTCCGGCGGGCGGTACTCCGGCTTCTCGTCGGTAGGCCATTTGGCGAGAAGATCGTCGTGATTTTTCCGATGTGCGCGCCGGCCCGCGTCCGTCAGCTTCACCTTGACGTTATGGTTCACGTTGAAGCGCATTGGCGGCCTATTCTGCCTTCGCGGCAGCCTCTCTGATCGCGTTGAAAATTGTGACGTAGATTGCGTCACGGTGGATCGGCCGACCGAGCGCATCTTGAGCGGCTTCGATCTTCTTTGCCGCCGTCATTGCGGCTGCTCTGATTGCCTCGTCGTTCATAGCGGCCTATCTCGACAAGTTAGATGGTTGCCACTGATCCAGATTGGCGCATCGCCACTGGCCGTACATTTCAAATCCCTGGCAGTCTCTTTTTGCCTTGCCGCATGGGCAGCGTTCATGCCGCTTGCGGGCGGCATCCTTCCAACCCCTGCGCGGTTGACCCGGTTTGCGCTTCTGCATTGGCGGCCTATTCCGATTTCTGGACATGCTCGTCAAATCGCTTCCGCAACTCGGCGAGAAGGGTGTCCTTGGTGTTGAACTCATAGAAGCTCGCGAACGACCGCCACCCGCAACGGCACGTAGCCTGCCACCCGTCAGCAATCGTTTGCGGCACAAGTTCAAGTTCGTGTTGCGCTGACTGCACGCGCCTAATCGCGCGACTGCGCGTCCTCGGGTTTGGAGATATGCGGCAGGGCGGTTTCAATCTGACTGCCAACACCGCATTCTTGGCATTCGCGCCACCAAAAATCGCCTTCCGAAAGGAAGGCGTGTATCGCGCGGATCGCGGCGGTCGCCTCGGCACCCCACCGTTCCCACTCCTTTACATCCTCGGAAGGTCGGCCGTGTCGGCCGCGGAACGGCACATCGGGGTCACGCCCAACCGACTCGCAGATTGCGCGGGCAACTTTCTCTCGCAAGAGCGCGTAGTCGAGCATTGCGGGCCTATTTCGCCTCCGATTTGATGATCTCGTAGCCGGCCAGTGAAAGGTTCACCAGAATTGCGTCGGCGAGCTCCGGCGTGACCCGCTGAGTGCTCGATCCGACGCAAGTATTTCCCTCAATTACACGCGAGGAGAACTCGGTATTCACGATTACGTCTCGTGGGGTCATCATGGGCCTATTTCTCCAATTTTTTGGCGTGCTGTTTGCAGTACAGCCCATCAGGGCCGTGACCACGGTTGCTGGAGCACTGACACATCAGGTGCCCATCGCTGACTTCCCAAACGAAGCGCGCCTTGTCCTCGCGGTAGCCGCGCGGATTTCCCGCCCACCTTCCGTATCGACGGAAGCCATCCTTCTCCGGTTCTGGCACCCAAAACGGCATCGCGGGCCTATTCCGATTCCTGCGGGAGCCGTTCGCCCCACGCCTTGTTGAATGCCTGCTCGGCGTCGTAAGGCGACGGGCCGAACCCGGCCACACCTTCCTGCAAGTTCTCTCCGTAGAGGGCGCACCATTGATCGCCGTCAGGGTAGAGGGCGGGGCGAAGCCTGGTGAACGGCTCGGCTGCGATGGCGCAAATGTTCTCAGCCACCATGCGTGCGGCATGGCACATCTGGTCCATCACAACGGTCTGGTGATCTGCGTCAAGCATCGGGTCTACACCTCCTGTGAGTCCAATTCTTTCAGACCGGCTTCGGTCGGGAAAAATTTGTGATCCATTTCGCGCGGAACGTACCGCTTCTCAAGCAGCCCGCGATAGACGAGGCCGAGAACGCAGTGAAACGAGGAGCCGGGCCGTATCGCGTCAGGCGGCAAGCCGTCACGACGCGCCATCTCCAAGTAACTCCGCTGCGCTGGCGTCAGCATTCCGGCCTATTTCGCCTCCGATTTGATGATCTCGTAGCCGGCCAGTGAAAGGTTCACCAGAATTGCGTCGGCGAGCTCCGGCATGACCCGCTGAGTGCTCGATCCGACGCAAGTATTTCCCTCAATTACACGCGAGGAGAACTCGGTATTCACGATTACGTCTCGTGGGGTCATCATGGGGCTAATCCAACTTGGCGAGGCGGTCTCGCGCCTCGGAGATTCTGCGGTCGCACTCAAGCAGCCGCTCTTGTGCGTTGCGGTGCTCGGCCTGCCAGTGTCGCAGGTCAGCTTCCGCCATTTGACGTGGCGTCGGCGGATTGCTCGGCGCTCGGTTCATCCATGGTTCACAGCGCATGGGCCTATTGCTCCTCAGATTTGGACTTGCGTTTGAAGCCGTTCGCTCGGCGGCTTTGGGCCTCCGAGTTGCAGACCTTGGCTGGCGCCGGGGTCGGCTGCCAAGCGGTCATGTAGGGCCACTCCTGCGGGATGCGCTGCTTGAAGTGGTAGTCCCGAAAGCATGCGCCGTCCCACCAGCAGATATCGACCTGCGGGCCGGCGGTCGTAATCAGGAACGCCTTGCCGTCCTTCGGTGCTGTTTCGGGCGGTTGCCACATCGGCGGCCTATCTCCACAAAAATTTCAATTCTGTTTCGGCGGATCGGGAGGACGCATCCAATGGGTGAAGCGGAGGTTTGTGAAGCCTTCTAGGTACGGGTGCGGATTGCCGTCAGTGTTTCGCCAGCCGCCATCCCACCAGCACGCATCCGGCACGCGAAACCCGGTGCAGGGATGCAGATCGTCTCTGTCGCGCTCGGCAAGAGACTGCGCCCACAGATCGACAGTCGTTCCGTCCTTCGGAACTGTCTCAATCGGCTGCCACATGTCTAATCCGACTTCGCGTCGGCCTCCTGAGCGGGCGTCTCGTCTTTGGGCGGTGTCGAAAGTGGGCAACCTTGTTCAAGGTCGCATTCCTCGTCACGTCCGCAGTATTGGCAAATGCGTTTTTCCATGGGCCTCTCCTGACTTCTGTGGTCGGCGGCGCGGTGACGCCGGAATGTCACCTCTGGGCACAAACCGTTTTAAGGGCGGACGCCGCCTTCCACAGCTATATAAGCACGCTATTGCGTTTTGTTCAAGCCTGTTTTATCTTGTGCGAATAATGGTGGACAACTCGGCAATATACGGCTTCGTGAACCCTATCCCTGGCCTGCCGGCCGCGGAACAGCGGAAACGTATTTCCGCGAAATTTAATGTCAAAGAGTGGTTCACTGTCGGCGTCGATGGCGATTTTGACTCCGTTTACAAGCTGTTGCGGCCCGGCCGCCTATGGGCCGTCGCCCATATCGGCGTCCTGGCGGATCATCGAGGCAGCAAAGATGCTCGCTTTGACAGCATGTTAGAACTTAAGGCCGCGATCCACCGGAAAGAGGGCGCGTTCATTGTCGAAGCATCTGGCCGTCGATCCGACAAGGATTGGCGGAAAATGCGGCCTGACGGTGAGGACGTGTGCCGGCGGTTAGGGCAGGGCCGGAAGTCGGCATTGAACGCGCTCAAGGGTCAGCCGCCCTATGAGTTCACCGACGATCAGCTCGTCCGCATCGACCGGATCATGAAGCGCAAATATCCGCGCGACGAAAAGCTGACACCGGATGACCGCCGCCTCGCGGCCGTCGCTGCACTCTGCAAGAAGTGGAACAAGCCTACGCCCAAACGGACGTGGCTGAAAACGAAACTGCCCCTGCTGCTCGTGCAGCGCGGGCTTCTGGATTAGGAGCGACCATGCAGAGCCTCGTGGAGCGGCTGCGCGAGTGGGAGGACTACCTGCCTGCCAAAGAGTTCGTGCCGGAAATGCTCAAGGACACGAATGAGGCTGCGGACAAGATTGAGGAGTTGCTGGCCGAACGTCAGGGCCGGGCAGCCGAGTCCGCGCATTACATGGTCGAGAATGCGAACCTCCGCGCCGCGATCTTGAAATATGCGGGCCACACTTCTGACTGCCGCTGGCGTGGCGGACACGATTGCACATGCGGGCTGGACGAACTTCGTTCATTTTGCCGTCAGTAAACAAAGGAG